AATATTAGCCGAGGCAGAATAGGTTCGAGCCTGTTTCTCATAGCTTCGAACCTGCATCGAACCATATTGATCGACAGCAGTTTCGTTATAGTCACCATTTGCCGAGGCTGAAACTGTGAGCGTATCGCGTCTGACATTCAGGCAGAAAACGCCAGTATCTCCCGAGGCCGAAACTGCATCTTCCGCCTTGCCTAAAGCTGTCGCTGATACGCCCGGTGTCATGCCTGTAAGGCCATTGTTAGGCGAAAGCGCGACAACAAGCGGCAAATCCGTCGCCAAAGCTGCAGTTGAAGCCGGCTTCACTGTGGCCTTACGCCACGGGAACAACCCATCTGAGATCTGATTGGTATTTTTGCCAAAGTCGCCCAAAGCAACTACAGACAGAATGAACGACTGTCCGGCTGCAGGCGGCGTAGCTCCATTAACCGATACAAGCGCTACAGGCAGTGTGACTTGGTTAGGTTGTACAAAAGGTATGACCGCAACAGGCGTCGTATAGTTATCGACATAGAAAAAGAAACTGTCTGCGCGGAACAACAGCCCGTAATTATGGGGATTTGCATCTGCAGGTGCCGTCAAGTTGGCCGAGGCAACAACTGTGCTTGATGCGTAAATAACGGCTCGAAATACGCCAGCTTCCGTTAATTCGAAGCCGAAGCCGTCGGTGATGGGGATAGCCGTCGTGGGCGTCGCTGGAACTGTCCCCATGCCCCAAAATCTACGTAGGTTCGGCAATACAGGCGATTCAAGCTGTATCGTGAACCCAAGTATCTGTGGAGAGACAGACGATGGCGGGAACGAGTTTTTTGAAAAGATCGCCGCATAAGCTGATGCCGTTGTGCTGGACGAAAGCGTGAGCTTACCCGCCGCTTGCGTCACTGTACCGGTTACGGCTTGCGTCGTCCAAGTGTTTGTAACGTCTACGACACCTCCATCAAAGGAATCCGTAAAAGACGTTGTGGCATCTGTGCTGACAATAAGACTGCCATAACCATTGAAGCGAAACATGTTCGCCAGTAGCTTGTACCAACCTTTGAGCAAGCCAACGACTGTTCCCGCTGCTACGCCTGTCGTGTCAGAATATGCCGTCGCTGTCGTTGCGCCTTCGGCTACATCTGCGCCATCCGCGATCGATGCGGCACTCCCGCCACCCGCTGCGGTATTGCCCAAAATCCAGACGCCGAGTGCTTTGCCGACTGTGCTGCTGTCATTTGGGTTTGCTTGCTTGATATCGACATCAACAACGGCTGGATTTTGCCAGAAAGCCCGAGTGAAATATTGACTTACAGCCGGATTGATAGCCATCGGAAATTCCCGTCCCGGCTAAGAGTTAAGGGCTCACCCGACGCGGGTGAATCAAGTGAGCCCTATCGCGCATCATCGCCCGGAGACTAGGCTAACGCGACCTTGTTCAGATATTTTCACCTACTGATATACTACCGCTCGCAGTATAAGGCCCAGAAACAGAAAGATCGATATCCGTAGCAGTTACTGGAATACGGAAGATCTCTGCACCTTCCGCATTAACATCTAAAGATACTCCACTCCCCCGAAAACTTAATGTAACGCGGGCACTTTTTATTGATTCTACCCGAACTACTGAATTGTTTCGGTTAATTCCGCTTAAAGAAAGCGTTCCCGAAACCGGCCCCGTTACCGGGGATATCGTAAGCGAAGAAATAGTAGGCAAAAACATTTGGTATCCTTTTAAGATTACGGGCCGCCGTTAACGCGCGTCAGGCGGCGACGCTCACGGATGTTGGCGTCGAGTGCGACGTCGAACCGGACGCCATGCTGGCCGGTGTAGAAATCGCTGTGCTGCCACATACGGACAGTCAGCGGGATCTTGGACAGTTTGCGACGCATGGATGTGTCGGAAGCCGGAAGGATGAGTGGCACCGTGTTGACGACGATTGCTTCCTTCTGAATGACCAAGCGTGGGCCATATTGCGTGCTTGCCGCGCCTACGAATGTCAGAAGAGCGTTGTCCGCTGCTGCGACATTCACGGTCGCATGGGCGGTATTGATATTGATATTATCACCTGCGCCCGAACCCGGGACAATCATTGCCGGGAAAATCCGAAGCGTGGCATTCCCCGAACCGTCTGCCGTCGCTGCCGTAACGACGGTGAACTGCTGCAATCGAGCTGGATTGACAAGAGCCTGTTTGCGGTTGTCGTATGCAAACACGTTGGCGATCGTGAAAACATCGCCAACTGCCGCCGTCGCCGCCGCGCCCATCGCGTCAACAATGAGATTCTGCGTCATGCGAAGGCCGTTCGTCGATCCTGCCTTGGCGACCGTCGCATAATCGACATTCTGTGCTGCGCCGTTGATAGCGACCGTGGTCGCGGGACGACTACCCGTAGCAATGACCGGAAGCTGCTGCGTAAACAACGTCCTGATGCCGTTGAGTTCACCCGAAAAGCCTTGGCGAAACGCCGTCGAGGGCATGGGTGTAGCGCCCGGCAACCCGACAACCTGAGCGCCCAGAAGCTGTTTGTCGGTATAGTTCAGGACGTAGGATAGATCATTATCGTCCACCCCCTCTTCCTTGAGGCGCGTGTAACCTGCAACGGCGTCTGTCCACGCTGCGATCGAGTTACCCGGCGTACCGGTCCAGTTGTTCGACGCCAAAGTTGCGATGCCGAGTACATAGGCATCGATCTTTTCGGCCATTGACGTAGCGGCGCCCAAAAGCGCCTTGCTCTCGCGAGCATCGCCGATCGACTGAATTTTGACGAAATCGCCCCAACCCATATTGGCATTGAACGTGCCCGTCACTGCGAACAGCTCGGAGCCAAAAACCGTACCGTCCGTGCCGGCCGTAAGATCCTTGACGCCATTGGTCGTGCGCGTGATGTTGTAGCGCGGCGTTACCTGCTCAAGTACCTGCAGGCCATTGCGATCGTCCATCTCGCCGTCATACTCATTCCAAGTAACGACGTCGGCAGTGACGAGATTGTTCTGCAATACCATCGCAAAGGCATTCAGAACGAGCTTCTGTTGTTCTACTGTTACGGTACCCATCGGGAGATCCCTTCTCGCTCAAGAAAGCCGGTCGGGATCCCCCTCTCGGCACAATTAACGCTTGCCCTTGCCTTCTGCCTCCCAAGCTTTCTCGAAATCGTCGAGATTGTCCGTGGAAGGACTAATTCGTGTGCTGGAATTTCCACCGCGTGTTCGGGTTTGAGCAGGCGGCGTAGCTCCCGGCTTGGTTCGCGGCTTGATCTTGGCAGAGATTTCGGCGTTTTGCTGATCGACGTACCGGAGCTGTTGAAAGGGAGAAAGCTCGCTGACGCGTTTTGCTTCCTTCGGATCATTCGCCAGTGCGTACAATATGCGTTCGCCATGCTCTGCTTCTGCAGCCGCTTCGAACGTAGTGTGAGTCAATTCCCAATCGCCGCGCATTCCTGCATCGACTACCATTTCCTGGTAGTCGTCGTAGATTTCCGAACCTCGCGAGGCGAGATCATCGACCTTCGTTAGCAATTCACGCTGTTGATTTTCGATTTGACCGTTACGCTCGTGTTCCTGCTGACGTTGCAGGACCGCATCGGCTTTCTTGGCTGCCTTGGTTTCGGCGAGCCATTCCAGCTTATCCTCGATATAACGGTCGTCGAGGTGCCCGAGAGGGTATTTTGTCTGATCCTGCGGATCCGGCGCAACCCCTATATCGCCAGTGTTACCACTCCCATTATTTCCCTGTCCACCGTTATTTTTCAACGCGGCTTCAAGGCGGTCCAGACGCTCTGCGTCAGCGACACGCAAACGCTCAGACTGGCGGAGTCTTTTGTTTAATTCCCGGATGCGTTCGGAAGGCGGCTGACGCTTTTTCGCGGTTTCCGTATCTTCGTCATTTTCGCCGGTTTCTTCGGCTTCTCCCGGGGTTTCCGCATCCTCGCGCGCTGGACGAAACCGAACATCGTCTTCGATGTCGGATCCATCCTTGTTGGATTCAGGCGCTTCTTTTGCCGGTTTCTCGGCGCCTTTTTGGGCTTCTTTCGCTTTAGGAGCAGTATTGCTATCTCCTACTTCGACATCACCCAAGGCTTCAAATTCCGCAAAATCTGCGTTTTCCCCGTTGTTTCCCGCCATAGTCATTGATTGTCTCCATTGTCGTCTGTCGGCGCGGCTGCTCCTGATTGAACCGCCGCATCCGCATTATCCGCGCCCTGTTGCGCCACACTCATGCCGTGAAGGGTTGAAATTGCCTGCAGGCCGAAGTCACGGTCTTGGCCTTCTAGGTCGTTATGTTGTCCGATCAGGTCGAGTGCAGCTTTCAAACCGCGCTCATCTGTCTTGCTGGACACGTCATCTTGCCGCGAATGGGCGTCAAGAATGGCCTTGTACGCTTGGGCCACAGACAGATGGGCTCGGGATTGCGCCTCTGCCGTCTTAGCCGCTTGTAGCGCCAATTTGGTCTGCAGCTCAGCGAGTGCCGCCTGCTGCTGTTGCATTTGGTTCTGTTGATTTTGCTGCTGCATCTGGATCATTTCCGGTGTTAGTTCGTCGGGCGGGATCATGCCTGGAGGCAGCATCATCTTGAAGCGCTAAGCAAATTTATCTGCAGCCGGCCAATCCTGAGCTTCTGCCACGAGATCCATAACCTGCCCTGCAACCTCTGGCGCCGCGTTGACGAAGGCCATCATCTGCTCAGCCGCGAGCGTCCGTTTCGTCATGGACGCGGGGCCGACGGCTACAGTGATGTTATACTTTCCGACAGTCACGTCTGAATTAGGGTCGCTTGGATCATTGATAACCGCGACTTGGACCTTATCGTCTGAGCCTTGAACCGTAATCGTACGCTGTGTGTCGTACAAAAACGGAATAGCTTCATTGATATTCTTGGCACAGCGTTCATCGGCAATACGTAGTCGATCGGTATAAATATAGGTGCCGACGTCGGCTACCATATTTCTTTGCTGGATTGCGACGCCTGATACCTCATTGGATGGCATTCCCAAAGTCGCTTCATGCAGATTGGAGATATCCTTCATATCCTGCGCCGTACCGCCAGCTTCGTTGATAAGAGCGGCGTCGATACCGGGAGGCGGAATATGGGTTGGGGGCTGTTCGCCGTCGTTATAGTAGAGAAACGGGTCATTTGACGTCGGCGAATTACGCCATTTACGCTCATGACCTTTTACCGCATCCGGCGTCGCTAGCCACTTATTGCGTGGTGCGGCGACAAGCTGCTCGGCGACGGTGGAGCGCCAATAGTTATGGAGGCGCTGCGGATCTTTGAGGAATCGTATGAGCCCCCAACGGTGGACCTTGGCGCCGTCATTAACCTCCCAGCCGGGAACCCTGTAAACAGGAATAGAGCTAAAAGGATAATCATAAGGGCCTTCGAGAATATCATTACCAGAACAAATATAGAGCCTCGCGAAACGCTTCGGGACAGAGCGTTCGTAAATAGAACCATCCGAATAGGTTTCAGCGTATTGGATATATTCATACTCTTCTTTGTCCGTGACATCATGGACTGTCCCGTCTTTATAGAGGACTAACGTCTTGTAGCCTTCTGTTACCATTCGCCAATAGGATACTATTCGAACAGTATCCTCTGTTAGCCAGAAGCCGCTACGATTCCATAGCTTGTCATCCATGAAGGATGTTTCAGCCGCCCAAGGCCAGCGCGACTTGAATTCCTGTTGCGGGATATCCTCGCCGACAAAAGCGAACTGGCCGTCGCCGGCCGAAGGATCGATCGCGAGAGGATCAAACACAGCAGAGTAGGGATCATAGATCGCGCCTAGCCGCATCTCCTGTTCGAACACGTCATCGTTCGTGTAATCGATCGTCAGCGTATAGGCGCCTTGGCCGCCGATAACCTGATATTTGAAAGCCTCATCACGGGCAAAATCTGCATTGGAGTTTTTGAAAATCGAACGGATCAATCCTTCCCGGATTTCCGCGATTTCCTTCGTACCGCCTTTATCGGGGAGACAGCGGATTTCCGTTTCGTTCATCAAACGATCGCCGATGATCTGGGCGAGGAAAGCTACGAGGCGATTGAACGTCAAGACGGGCTTGCGTTCATCCTTACGCTTCTGCTCAACGGTCGAATCCCATTGATTGCCGATCAGGAAGCGCGCATCATCCTTGCCAGCGATGGTATTATGTTCGTTAAACCCGTAACCATATTCATATTTCTGGCGGAGATCGGCCAAAAATGATGAAATATCATCGAAGCCTTTTGGCACCTTGATAGGCTTTTTTTGCGGCTTATTTTCTTCGGCAATCGAATCTCTTAGGCCGGCCATGTTAAGTCGCCCCCATAGGCAATTGAATCACGACATCCAGCTTTGACTGCCGGACGGTTCATCATAGTCTGAATGGATATCCCAACCTGATCCGACACCTCTTAGCATCTCTGGCGCCCCTGCGCCAAACCCTTTCGTCGGCTGGGGCTTTGACCATGAGGAAATCCATTCATCGAAAGCGAATGTCAATGCACATGCATCCGAGAGATCGCTCGATCTAATACCGGCCGCCTTCATGTCGGTTTTGGACGTAAGCAGCCAATCGTTGTTCGCGCGCCATTTCGTCTTAGGGCCGGCAAGGTCACTGGCGATGTCATCATCATCGGGGATGCATCCACCTTCGGTCAGCCAATCACGAAACTTCCCATAAATCTCGGCGCGTTTGTTAAAAGGTCCAGCGCGTGTCGGATTTACCATCTTGAATTTTGACTTACCGCCGAAATCGACGCCTCGCACGACGCTTTGATATTTTTGTTTGATATTACGCAAAGACGAAATGATGTTCTGGCCCATACTCCCGCGATCTATATTCATCATCGAAGGATCATGTTCGTCAATAATGGAGGAAAGCCATGCTACAGCCTCGTCGTGCTCCAATTTGTTGCGGTGTTCGACTTTGAGTATCTTATCCCCGCGTCGATAGGCGACTGCGAAACGATCCCCGCCTGCGCCAGCAGGATCGACGCCGATAATCAAAGGGGCATCGGGATCATCCAAGGTACGCTTGCGCGCTCGTAGCACTAATGCCGGCTTGATGAATATGCCTTCGATATCGGCTGCTGAGAAGGCTTCGGTGACATCGATGGGAAACTCTTGCCGGAATTTCCCCATCGATCCGAGCTCATGGATCTTTGAGCGCCGCCACAGCATCTGCCCGTCGCTCAATCCATGTAATTCCTGATACTCAGTCTCGGAGAGTTCGCCTTCCTCTTCTGCGTCCAGTTGAGGCGTAAAGTCTCCTTCTTCGGTATATTCTTTCTGGATAGCCCAAGGCACGAATGCGGCTCGATAACGTCCAATACCTTTCACGGCATCCATATAGCGTCGATAAAATGCACCTACTGGACCGGCTGACGTTGTTTCAAGCCATACTTCGGATGGCGGTCGCACCCATCCCATGATTGTGCCGCGTCCACGCTCGAAGGGTAAAGGGTAAGCCGGTTCCTTCCACAGTTCGCCCCATACGCCTCGCACCTCATCCACGGCCTGCACAGACGCGGAAAAATGATCGTCAGCGCTTGTCCACCATGCAACTTCGGATCCATGAAAAAAGCTCGTGCCGCCGCCGCGCCCTCCTGCTTTCTGGCCTGCTGTCGCAACCGTATAGGAGGATCCGCGCTTGGGAAAATCCAACTCTTTAGCATTGTCCGCACCGACTTGCGGCGGAAACGGATGCTTCTGTTGCATCAAGTCCACCATGTCGAACAGTGTTTGTGAGCTGGACATTTCATGGCTTAAAATATATATTTTCTGGCGTTCGTTTAAAGTCGCTCTCCAATACCCGCGCGCAGCTACCATTGTAGAAAAGCCTTGGCGGCGTCCTTTGAGGCCAACTAGCCGGACCCATCGTTCGGTTTCCAGTTGCTTTTCAGCTTGCGCTAGCAAAATCTCTTGTGCTTCGTTGAATATAAGTGGGACTAGCTCACCTTCTTTGGATCTGATCTTAAGAGCTTCACGGGCAAATTTACGGAAATCCGCTTTCCACTCCGCAACACGCAATGTCATCCATCGCGAACGCACTTCGTCAACTGAAACACCTGCAACTGTCGCGATGTGTTGGATGTTCATATCAGTTCAACAAAATCCCAGGCGTCTTGGGCAGTTCAGCCTTTCGGGCGCGCGTAAGCGGCATTTGGTCAACGCCTCCAAACTCTTTGAGCACCCAACAAATAAATTCGATGTTGGAATTGAACGTGATCCCGAGTTGGATAGCGGCATTGGAGATTTCATTCTCGCCTGTTGCATCGATCATCGCACGATACTCGGCTTGGAGCTTGATCCCGAGTTTTGCAGGGGTATCCTTGCGGTCTCTAGCTGGCGTCATGAATTTTTCC